TAGACCTATGGCTGTAGGTATCGAGCGAGGATCATTAAAGAATGCTGTCTTGCCTTACCTCAGTGACTTGATGCGTTCTAATAATGTTTATTGTCATATTGAAGACTTAACCCACGGTAATCGTAAGAAAACAGAAAGAATCATTTGGTCACTACAGGGTCGCTTTGAACATGGTAAAGTAATCCTTAATGAAGAAGAAGAATGGGCAGACTTTAAGGATGAGTTCTTAATGTTCCCTACACCGCAGGTGCATGACGATTTACTGGATGCTTTAAGTTACATAGATCAACTTGTAGTAACTACGTACTTCTCCGATGATGACGAAGAAGATTATGAACCTTTAGACATTATAAGTGCTTACTAATATGATCTGTCCTATAGCTACTCGTGATATTAAAACAAACCTCAAGAATCGTGATTGGGCATTTAAGGAAGTAGGATACGGTCCTGCTAACCCTGAAGAGCCTAACAAAGTCTTTTGGGCTGCTAGAGCTGAAGAGTGGAACACTACTCCTGACCAAGCTAAGACCATGCGTTGTGGTAACTGCTCTGCATTTATTCAAACCCCTAGCATGATGGAATGTATTACTAACGGCATAGATGCTGAAGAAGAAAGCTATGCTGAAGATGTAGTTGAGAATGCTGGTTTAGGGTATTGTGAATTATTTGATTTCAAATGTGCTGCTTCTCGTACCTGCAGTGCATGGCTTGTTGGTGGTCCGATTACTGAAGAAAGAGAAGTTGAGTATGACGATCCCTTTGAAAGTTCAATTAAGTCTTCTATAGAGGAAAATAATGGCTGATCCACAAGTAGGTAAATTTTTAGGTAAAGACGAAGAAGTTCCAACCTCTGATGCTGATAGAGAGCTTATTGGCTTTATTAATAATCATTGTGATGGTTGGAGAGATCATAGAGATGTAAACTATACTCTCTATTGGGAAGAGTATGAGAGGATGTTCCGTGGTATCTGGGATCCTGCTGATAAGACTAGAGACTCTGAGAGATCACGCTTAATCACTCCTGCTATGCAACAAGCTATTGAGTCTAAACAATCAGAGATCTCCGAAGCAGTGTTTGGTCGTGGTCGCTTCTTTGATATTGAAGATGATCTACAAGATCAGAACAAAGCTGACATGGAGCTAGTCACTCGTCAGATGCACGAAGACTTTAAACACAGTAAGATCAAGAAAGCAATTGATGATGTGATTCTTCTTGCTGAACTGTACGGTACAGGTATCGGTGAGATAACTGTGGCAGAGAAGATTGTTATGTCTCCTGCAACACAACCTATCCCAGGTGCTCAGGTATCTGCTATTGGTGTACAAGAAAAGAAACAGTTCATGGTTGGCTTAAATCCAATCAATCCTAAGAACTTCTTAATTGACCCTAACGCTGATTCTGTCGATGATTCACTCGGTGTAGCTGTTGAAGAGTATATGTCGTACTACACCATTGTAGATGGTATTGAAAAAGGTATCTATCGTAAGATTAATATTCTTCCTACATACACAAGCACTCGTTTAGAGCCTGTACAAGAGAATGTTGTGTCTCGTACCGATAAGATTCCTGTAATACGCTGGTATGGTTTAGTTCCTCGTTCAATGCTTGAGGGCTTAGAAGAAGCTGAAAAGGAAGCAGAAGAGTTATTCCCTGAAGACTCTTTAGCAGATGATTACTCTGACATGGTAGAAGCTGTAGTTGTTATTGCTGATAAACAATATCTACTTAAAGCTGAAGCATCTCCTTACATGATGAAGGATCGTCCTATAGTTGCTTATCAAGCTGACTCAATGCCTGGACGCTTCTGGGGACGTGGTACTGCTGAGAAGGGCTACAATATGCAAAAAGCCCTTGACGCACAGATGCGTAGTCATTTAGATAGTTTAGCATTAACTACTGCTCCAATGATGGCTATGGACGCTACAAGGCTTCCTAGAGGTGCTAAGTATGAAGTCAGACCAGGAAAGAACTTCCTAGTTAACGGTAATCCTGCTGAGATCATGATGCCATTTAAGTTTGGCTCTACTGATGGCTCTAATATGCAGACTGCTCAGACTTTCCAGCAGATGCTATTACAAGCTACTGGTACACTAGATAGTTCCTCTATGCCTCAGTCTGTCGCTGCAGGAGAAGCCTCTGGTGCTGGTATGTCGATGGCTCTATCAGGTTTAATGAAGAAAAACAAACGTGCCTTGATTAACTTCCAAGAAGACTTCCTTGTACCGTTCATTGAACGTGCAGCTTGGAGATTCATGCAGTTCGATCCTGAGCGTTACCCTGTTCAAGACTTTAACTTTGTACCATTATCTACAATGGGTATGATTGCTAGAGAGTATGAACAGCAACAGATGGTCGGTTTAATGCAGACTTTAGGACCTCAAAGCCCTATTACACCTATATTACTCCAAGGAATCATCCAATCCTCTAGTTTATCCAATAGAGAAGAGATTATTCTCCAGTTACAGAAGATGTCACAGCCTGATCCACAGCAACAACAGATGGCTCAACAGGCAATGATGCTTGATATGCAGATGAAACAGACTCAGATACAGCTTTATGACGCTCAAGCCAAGAAAGCAATGGCTGATGCAGGTCAAAGCGTAGCTGAAACACAAGTTATTCCTGTAGAAGCACAGGCTAAACTAGCTGCTGCCTTGTCTAATAACATTAATAAAGACAACGGACAGCGAGAGTTTGAACAAAGAGCCAAGATTGCTGAATTAGCTATCAAAGAAGCAGACGTAAACTCTAATGAACGGATAGCTTTTGCACAATTACAGTATAAATCACAAAAATAAGTTAAAAAACACTTGACAAAGTGAAAAAACTATGATATAATATATTCTACATCCCCTACTATAGGATAAGATAATGAATAAGGAATTACAAGAGTACTACGAGAATCGCTTCTCAATGATGACAACTCCAGGGTGGGTTGATTTGTTAGAAGACATCGAGATAATGCTCAAAGCAACAGACACATTAGCTGGAGTAGAGACAGAACAACAGTTGCATTTTAAGAAAGGTGAGATGTCAATATTGAATTGGCTAAAGCACCTCAGAAATGCAAGTATAGAAGTATATGACCAACTGGTAAACGAAGAGTCTGCAGATGAGTAGACGATTATTTGATTATCAGTGTAAGAATTCACACATTACGGAACGATTCGTTGATGAGACGGTAAAAGTTGTTCCGTGTTGTGGGTGTGACGAGACTGCAACTCGTATCATTTCCCCTGTTGGGATCTATTTAGAACCCTTCAGTGGACTCCATGTATCCGCATACGATAGATGGACTCGTGTGAGAGCTGAGAAGCTGGCACAGGAAAAGAAAACAAACGCAGAGCATGGCTCATAAATGGGTTTCGTTACCATCGAGTCATTTTTAATATCCTACAATCTTATACGACAGGAAACAACACATGGCTGAATTTATTGAAGTGCCCGAAGATGACAGTAATGTTAATAACTTAGAACTACAAACTGAACAAGATCCTACAAAAGACGTAGATAACTCTGAACCAGTAGCAGCAGTACCTGATAAGTATAAAGGTAAATCTTTAGAAGACATTATCAGGATGCACCAAGAATCTGAAAAGTTAATTGGTAGACAAGCTCAAGAAGTAGGTGAAAGCCGAAGATTATTAGATGATGTTATCAAGCAACAACTCAATACAACAAAGCAAGACACGCAGCCAAGTGCTACACATAACGAAATAGATTATTTTGAAGATCCTGCCAAAGCAGTAAACTATGCAGTAGAGAACAATCCTCTTGTTAAGCAGTTAGCAGAACAAGCAGAGATGCAGAGAAGAGGTCAAGCACTGTCACAATTACAACAGGCTTATCCTGATTTCTCAGAGATTGTATCTAGTGAAGATTTTACTAATTGGATTAAAGCCTCGAAGGTTCGGATTGACTTATTTTCTAAAGCTCATAACTACGACTTAGATGCAGCAAATGAATTGTTAGAAAACTTTACTTCCTTGCGAGGAATAAAGGCTAAACAGTCAGATGATACATTAAAAGAAGCAGGTAAAGGCACTAGAGAACAAGCCTTAAAGTCCGCAGCCGTACAGAAGGGTGGCACAGGAGAGATAAGTAAACCTATTTATAGACGTGTCGATCTTATCCGTTTAAGAATGACCGATCCTGAAAGATATAACGCTATGCAACCTGACATTATGGCTGCATACGCTGAGGGAAGAGTTAAATAATTTTATTTTATAATTTAGGAGATTAAAAATGGCTTTAGGTACCTCGCATCAAACAATCACTACAGGTGCTGCGTTTATTCCAGAAATTTGGAGTGACGAAGTAGTTGCAACATACAAGAAGAACTTAGTTCTAGCTAACCTTGTTAAGAAGATTTCTTTCAAAGGCAAAAAAGGCGATACACTAAATATTCCTAAACCTGCTCGTGGTTCTGCTTCAGCAAAAGCTGCATCTACTCAAGTTACTCTCGTAACTGATACTGCAACAAACATTGCTGTTACTATCGATCAACATTTCGAATATTCGATCTTAATTGAAGACATCGTTGAAGCACAAGCATTAGCTTCTATGCGTCAGTTCTACACTGACGATGCTGGTTATGCACTAGCTCGTCAAGTTGATAGCACTTTAGTTCAATTAGGACGTGGTGTTCAAAGTGGTGGTGGAACTTCTGCATACAGTGGTGCTTTCTCTGGTGCAGACGGAACAACTGCTTATGTTGCTGCTTCTAACACTGGTTTTGCTGCTCTAACAGACGCTGCTATTCGTAGATCTATTCAGCGTTTAGATGACAACGATGTTCCAATGGACGGACGGTTCTTAATTGTTCCTCCATCAACAAGAAATACTTTAATGGGTATTTCACGTTTCACTGAGCAAGCATTCGTTGGTGAAGTTGGTGGTGGAAACACAATCCGTAACGGTGAAATTGGTAACGTATACGGTGTTCCAGTATTCGTAACTAACAATGCTGATACAACTTCTGGTTCTACAGCTACTAAGATCGCTTTGTTAGGTCATCGTGATTTTGCTGTACTAGTTGAGCAGATGGGTATTCGTTCACAGACTCAATACAAACAAGAGTATCTAGGCACATTGTTTACTGCCGATACACTCTTCGGTGTTAAAGAGTTAAGAGATGGGTCAGCAGTTGCTTTAGCAGTGCCGGCGTAAGTCTTTGATTTATATAGCATTTTAGTACGGTCTCACAAGGACTTAAGAACACCTGAGGGGTGGTGTGTACGAAACCCCTAATTTCCTCTCTTAAAGGATTGTTATGAAACAGTGTACTAAATGTAAAGAATTTAAGTTATTAGAATGTTTTGCTAAAGATAAATATAAAAAAGACAGATTACGTTCAGATTGTAAAGTTTGTTACAGTGTTTATGATACAAAAAGATATTGGAGCAATCCTGAGTTTCAAAGAAAACGTGTTCAAGACTACCGTAAAAACAACGTAGAAAAAGTAAAAGTTTCAAATCGTAATACAAAACTTAAAAGAGCATACGGAATTACGCAAGAACAGTTTCTAGAAATAAGTAATAAGCAAGATCATAAATGTGCTTGCTGTTATAAAGAAACAAAACTAGTAGTAGACCATTGTCATACTACACAAAAGATTAGAGAGTTATTGTGTAGTAACTGTAATACAGCTCTTGGTTTATTAAATGAAGATGTAGAAATAATTCATAATTTAAGTAATTATATAAGGAAACATCATGGCTTTATTTAAATGTATACAGAGTGGTAATACGGTAGAGTTTGTTAATGAGTGGGACATTGCTCAGATTAAAGCACATCCTGATTATGTAGAAGTGATTGAAGAGGTAAAGCCTGTAGTTGTTAAGAAATCAACAATTACTACATCCAAAGAGGACTAAATGGCTATTTATCGTGGTCCTGGTGGCGCAGGTGACGCTACAGCCGATGCAGCGAGTGAAGCCTCTTTAATTGTTGCGTTATCCGATGTAGTACAAGACAACGCTGACGCTGCTGCTGCGTCCCAAGCAAGTGCTGCAACATCAGCAACAAACGCATCTAACTCCGCTACCTCAGCATCTACTTCAGCCACTAACGCATCAAACTCTGCAACTACTGCAACAACTCAAGCAAGTAATGCTTCAACTAGTGCTAGTTCTGCATCTACTTCTGCTACGAATGCTGCTGCTAGTGCTGCTACAGCAACTACGCAAGCATCTAATGCCTCTACAAGTGCAACTACAGCAACAACTCAAGCCAGCAATGCTTCAACTAGTGCAACTGCTGCGGCTTCTTCTGCAACTGCTGCTGCGTCAAGCGCAACAAGTGCGTCAGGCTCAGCTAGTACAGCAACTACTCAAGCAGGTATAGCAACTACACAGGCTACTAACGCTGCAACATCAGCAACCAACGCTGCTGCGTCTGCTACGACTGCTGCAGGATATGTTGTTCCTTCTCAAACAGGAAATAGTGGTAAATATTTAAAAACAGATGGAGCAGCTACTTCTTGGGATGCATTAGATATTTCTACTGCTGACGTTACAGGAACACTTCCAGTTGCTAATGGCGGTACTGGTGTAACAACTTCTACTGGTACAGGTAATACGGTTCGTAGCACTTCACCAACTTTAGTTACTCCACTTCTTGGAACACCTACTTCTGGTGTTATGACTAATGTAACTGGGCTTCCATTAACTACAGGTGTTACAGGGACTTTAGCCGTAGCTAACGGTGGTACAGGGGTAGTTACAAGCACAGGTACAGGTTCCGTAGTATTAAGTACTTCACCTACTTTAGTAACTCCAGCTTTAGGTACTCCATCTAGCGGAATAGTAACCAACCTTACTGGTACAGCTTCTATTAACATTAATGGCACAGTAGGTGCTACAACTCCAGCAGCGGGAACATTTACTTCATTATCAGATTCAGGCAACTTAACATTTAC